ATTAGGCATACGACCAAGCTCCATAGCTTTATCATATATCTTTATGTTTTCTTTTGTTTTCCTAAAGTCTTTAGAAAAACTTAAAATTTTACTTGGTGCAGCTACTTTTGTAACACTTGCCTGCTCTGCTTGCAATGTTTCGTTAATTATTTCTGCAACTCTATTTTTATTAGCTATATATGTACTAGCCGACTCACCTGTAAAATGTACAACTTTTCTGTCTGGCCCAAACAATTTACCTTGACCAAACTTTAATATACGAAGCTCACCTTCTAAACTAACTTTGTTGTCAACCATTTTGTCACCAACTTTTATTTTAGCATCTAATACTTTGTCAGCTATATATTTAGGAGCCCAAAGCGTTCTGTGGCCATTGTTTATGTTATCTAGCGTTATAGACTTGCCACCAGAATATATATAAGAAGATATTTTGCCGTTTGTTGTAGCAGAAGCGCCTAAGTGCTCGTTCTTCCATTGAAGATCAGATATTGCTAAATCTCTAGCTTGGGCTTTATTTTTAGTTTCTTTTAACCTTACATTATATCTTTCTTTATACTCAACACATTGCTCCCAAGATTTGTAGTATTCTTGTAATTTAGCTTCGTAGTTTTTTAATGTTTTAGCCGGCTTATTTAAACCTATTTGTTTACCTTCTCTTAAATATACATACTCAAAAGTACTCATAGCTCTTTTACCAGCCGTAATATTAGTTTGTAAAGCACCATTTAATAATACAAAAGTATTATCTATATTTTTATTAGCATATTCTTTTTGATACAAGTCGTTCATGTATTTGTGTAAATCATGATTAGCCTTGTTTATATTTTCAAGTCTATTTTTAGCGTTTGCTAATATTTGCTCTTTAGCTTGAAGTGATGTTTCTCTACCTATAGACTCTAGCGTTTCTTTAACAAAACCTTTCATCTCCATAGGCGTAGCGTTAACTAGATTCTCAACGTCTACACCTAGCTTCTTCATATCAGCTTCCATTTTTTTAATCTCAGCTGGAGTAAAAGATCTATTTCTAAGCGCAGCTCTTTGAGTAGCATAATCTGTAACTTTAACAGTGCCTTTATAACCATCTTTTAAAGCTAACGAAGCTTCTATCCAAGAAGATTCTATAGCCGGATGCATTTTCATACCTATATTAAAAGCTGCATTAACATACTTTTGACGAGTTGCCGGATCGTTTAGCTTCTTACCTCTATATATACCACCTTCTGTTAATTGATTTTTTATTTCGCCAGGTGTAAAAGCGTCAGTTTTAATAGACTTTTGATATGATCCGCCAACAGTTAGCGTTTCGTTTCTGTTAAGCATTAACGTTTCAACTAAATCAACTACAGCTGGATGTTTTTCTCTAGCTATTTTTTCGTAATTAGGTTTACCAAAAGCTTCTATTAAGTTTTTAGTTTGTAATCTTATAGAGCCTATTGCTACGCCTTGCTGCATTAAATCAGCTATAGACATACCTGTCTTTTCATTAACACTAAATAAATACGGTGATCTACCATCTGCTAAATGCTTAAACGCTTCACCTAATGGATCTAGTCTAGATCTCATAGCCTGATTTTCAAAAGCTCTAACATATTCAACTAGCATGCTCTTTAATGGTCCACTTTCTGAAGCTTTAGTAATAGCTTCTAATGGCTGCATGAAAGTTTCTTTGTTCATGCCTTTTATTCTAACAAAAGGTTTTCTACCTGAAGGAGCTGCGGCTATGCCAAATGTTTCTTGAGTAGCTCTTTGAGTCATCTCGTTGTAATAAGGTTTTAAACCACCTATTCTACCCATTGTAGCTTCGCCAGTTATAGTAAAACCTTGAGGCAAAGCAGCATCAAACATTAACCAATTATCACCTATAGACTTTTTTAATATAGCTATTTCATTGTTGTTTAGCTGTTGCTTTGTTTGTATCTGTTTTACAATACGGTCAGACATTGCTTTATCGCCAATAACTTCTTGGCCTTTAACTTCGGCTCTTTTACCAACCACAAAAGACTCTATAAGTTCTGATAAGTATTTAGGATTAACTTGCTTATAGCTACCTGGAACTATTTCAGCTTCTGGTTTACCAGCTTGCTTTTGCGCTTCAACGCTTTCTGCTATTTCTTTATATACTTTTTGAGTAGCTTCTCTCACTCTAGGACCAGCAGTTTCAGCCATGTCTAACAAGAATCTGTTGCCTTGCTGTACCATGCCAGGCTTATCCGCTATTTGCTTTTCTTTACTAGTGCCTTCAGCAACTTCTTGTATTACACCTAGTCTTTTAGCTAAGCTTTGAGCTCTTAAAAAGCCTCTATTTACTATAAACTTTTCTAACTCTTGCTTGCCTTTGTATTCTTTTATAACCATTTGCTCAAGCTCAGACTTTAAAGACTCTTGAAAGTTTTGTCTAGCTAAGTCTTTAGTATCGCCTAAAGGTTTAGTAAAGTCTTCAGGTATAGGATCAAACAACCTTTTAGTTAAAGTTGTTGTTAATCTACCTGTTGTTTCACTAATATTATCTTTTATTCTTTGAGAAGCTCTTTGGTAAATTGCATCACTTTCTAATACTTCAAGGGCGTTTAAACCTTTTTTACTTGAAAAGGTTTCAACAGCTTTTTTTATTTGATTTATTTTGTTTAAATCTTCTGCAACTTTTTCTGCTTGTTCTTTAGTAATATTTTTAGACTGAAGCATTTCACCTTTAACATCACCTTCTCTAGCTTGTTTACCAAATTCAATAATATCTTTACGTAAACCTTTTTTTAAGCTAGCACGCTGTAGCGTTTGCATGAATAAAAATATATTTTCACCGCCTATATCTGTTTTAGCAAAGTTGGTTCCAAATCCAGCTTTTGAAAGAACAGGGTATAATACATCAGATATTTTTTGACCAGTAGTTGCATTATATGTAATTTCTCTGTTTTTAACAGCATCAGACCAAGCCATTAAATACTCTTCGTAGTATTCGTTTTTATTTCTAGTTCCGTCAGGATTATAGTTTCTTTTAACTCTTTCGTTAATAATCTGTTGTTCTTGAGCTGTTAAAGAGTTTCTAAATTGATCTATTATTTTTATACCTTCGCTACTTATTTTACCATCAGGCCCCTTTAAAGATTTTCTAAGTATAGCGTGGCCTAGCTCATGCAACGGATCACCTAAACTTCGAGTTTCTTTTATTCTACTCATGTTAAGGTATATCTGATCTTTAACAGGATCATAAACACCAGAGCTTTTCATAGCTTCAGCTATAGCAGCTTCAGGAGTATATCTACCAGTTAACATTAAAAACCTAGCAAAACCGCTTCCGTTTAAAACGTTAAACCCTTTAACACCCATTTCGCTAGCAGCTGCTTTAACCATGTTTACTTCGCCTTCAATCATTCGCTCAAATACGGCATCAAAAGACTTAGTTTCTACACCAATTTTATCTGTTATTTCTTTTAGCTGTTCGTTTATTTTATTTATTTTTTCTCTTACAACACCTTCTAGCTCAGGTCTTTTATTAATAGTGCCTTCTAAGTTTGTTTTTCTGTCTTTTACTTTTAAGTATTGATCCATAAGATCAATAATTTTTTCTTTTTGTGGTCCTCGTATATTTTCAGCATTCAAAGACTCTACTATGTTTTCAAAGTTTTTCTTTTTAAGGTCAAACAATCGTCCTTCAACAGAATTTTTACTAACACCAAGCTCTGCTTTTATATAATCAAACTCGTATTCTTTTAAATTAGCTAGTCTTTCTTTTTCTTTAGCCGTAAGCTCAACGCCTTGTTTTATTTTATTAAGAAGCACAGACTGATCAGATAAAAACTTCATGTAGTTACCATGCGACTTAGCTGTTGTAATAGCTGCATTATACTCGTGTAAGTATTGCAGTTTGTTACCAGCTTTTCTAACTTCGCTTATTTGCTCTTCTTTTTGAAACTTATCTAAATTTTTATTAGATTTTATTTCGTTTATTTTTTTTTGAACAGCAGCATCAATTTCTTTTGGCTCAGCCCCATGTTTTAAACCTAGCGTTGCGCCTGCTTTATCAGTACCAGGTAATTTGTTAGACAATCGTAAAATATCTCTTTGCATTGATCTACCAAGTTTACCTAAAGTTCTAGGACCACCAATCATAAGCATGTTTATATAATGCCCTACAAAGTGGTGCACAGGATCAGTTTCTTGTAATTTTTTAGCTTCAAAAAACTTTCTATCATTTATTAGTTCTCTGTAATATTCATCTACTCGCTCTGCAAAAACTAATGTTGATGTACCAACGCCTGCCGACACGTTTGCGCCCATAAAAGTGCTTAAAGCTTTAGATCTATTAGCATTAGCAAGTATAGGTGTTAATACAGGTATTTTGATTCTCATCATTCTTTTAATAAAGTCTTTTGAAGCCTCATTACCAAAACCTAAAGATGCTGGAAAAACTAAATTAACATCACCTGTTTGATCGTTAAAAACAAAACCTTCTGAATTAAATAAACCACCACCAACTATATCAGCTACACCTAGCTTTACTATTTCGTCTGCAGCACCTAAGCTATACCTAACGCCTGTTTCATACGCTTTACTTTTATTGCCTCTAAGCGCCCATTTTTGTATAGCGTTTTTAGTCTTACGCATTTTTTGACCAAAAGTAACAACTTGACCTGTTTGTTCAATCATGCCTCTACCAGCTTTCGCATACTTTGTAGTTACACCTACCGGTAATTTTTTAGTAGCAGCTATAGAAAGTACTAACTCTGATAAGTCTGCAGCTCCGTTTTTAGCTATCTCTTGTATAGCTCTACTTGATGATGTTCCTGGTCTAAAAACTTCATCTTTGTCAAAAATAGTACCAGTTGCTTCAGCGTACCAATTAGTAAATAAATCTACAGCTTCGTCGTTTCTTTCTGTAAAATTAGTTCCTTTATCAGTTATGTTTTTAGTAAAACGATCTAATCCTTCAAGCCAAATACTTTCTTCTTCTAACGGAGCTAAATTTGCTTTTATTTCAATAGCTCTATTTGCTATTTTAAACTTACTTAAAGTTTCATTAAATCTTTGAGCTATTTGAGATTCTCCTGGAAGTGTAGTTAGATTAGCAGGAAGCTTGTCGTTGTCATATATAAATTCAAGAAGTTTTATATCGTCATAATAAGTATCTTCTGCACCAAATAATTCTCTTACAGCACCACCTACTTTTTCAACTGCACTTTGAGCACCTTTAATACCTAAAATTGATTTCCCAACATAAGGTAATATTCTTTCGTCTTTAACAGGTCTTCTATTATCAAATTGAGCGCCTAAACTACCTAACTCTACTAGTTCATAATACAAGTTTAATCTTGACTGTTCTAACTCATCCAACTGAAACTCATCTGCATCGTTTTGAGCTTGCTCTTCATATTGTTCTTGTATAAAACCTGTAGTGCTACCGTCTTCGTTAAACAACGGCACATATTTTTTGGCTTTAAACCTAGCATCTCTTTGTTTTATTAATTCATCTTTAACTGGACCATCAGCTAAAGTTTTTATTTTTTGATTTAACTCAGCTATATCTTTATCAACGTCTAAGTCTAAGTAGTTTATACTAATCTCTTTTACTTTTTCGTTAAGCTTGTTTTTATCATTATTAACAGCTTCTAAATCGTTTAGATACTTAGACTGCCAAAGAGAGTTTATGTATTCTCTCTGTGATCCAAAACGTCTGTCTGTGTACTGCCAATAACCGTCAAGCTCGTCACTTACAAACGGTAAACCTTCAGCAGATCTTGTTCGCCCGTCAATTGTTGGTCTAACTTCAGGTTTTTTTGTCATTTCAGCACCAGGAATAACACCGCCAAGCTCTTGGCTAAAATCTAAAAACAACAACGGGCCATCAGCTGCAGCGTCAGCTTTGTCTTGAGCTAAAGTTTCGTTTTCTTTTTGTTTTTTGTTTATTTGTATTTGATCAAACTCTTCGTCTGTAACAACGCTATTTGCCACTTCAATAGCGGTACCAACACCGCCTGTAGGATCAACATCTAATGATAAATCACCAGATACATCTAGAGGATTAAAAGGCTTATAGCTTTTGGATTCCGATAAAAAATCTACCGGCTTGGATGCCATATCTTCTGGCTCCGCAGGGGCATCCACTTTCTGGGGAGCTTTTTCTTTTTTTGCTTCAACATAGTTTGTGATGTAAGTCTCTATGTCTTGCTTAGATCTACCAGCATCAATTAGCTTTTGAATTTCTAATTCTAACTCTTTATCCATAAAATTATATTTATTAACCTCTTAATTTTGTTTGAAAAAACTCTTTAAAATCTTCTGGCGACATATTTGTCGGCGTAGCTGTTTCTGTGTTTGGCTTAGGTTTATCATTTGCTTTACGTTTTCCTAACTTATTACGCATACTTTGAGGAAGTCTACTCATAGTTAAAAGCTCGTCTTCAGAAATTATGTATTTATTTTGATTTTGCAAAGTTATATCGTTACCTTTTTCTACTACTTGATACTTACCATTTGATAATCTTTTAGCTGTAGTTGTGCTAAAAGGTATATTTATTTCACTACCATCTGGTAAATTATAACTTTCTACAAAGGCATTATATTGATTTAATTCACTAGCGGTAAATTTGCTGCCAGTATTTTTGTTTATTGAACTTGCAACCATAGCACTACTAGCTGTTTCATCTATTAATTTAGCATAATAACTAATAAAGCTTTCTGTTAAGTCTTCAGTTTTTAATTGATCTCTCATTACATCTTTTTGCTCATCTCCTACAGTTAGGCCTTGATCTGCTATCATTTTATCTAAAAACAAAGTAGCAAAACTTTCTGCTTCACCAGTAGTTCTATCAGCTGTAAATCCATTAAAAATAACAGGTCTTACAGCTTTAGGATTAGAGTTAATGAGCTCTACCATTTTACTAACAAGCTCTCTTCTTGAGTCAGAGTTCCACTTGCCAGTACTAGCTAATTGGCCAGCTTCAGCCGCAAAACCAGCTAAACTACCTTCAAATTCTAAATCTACCTTGTTAACACTTTTAAGATCTTCTAATCTTATTAAGTCTCCGTTTGGCGCTTTATAAAAACCACCTAGCGTTTTATTACCACCTATTTCAGGATTCCAAACAATTTTATCTTTAAACGTACCGTCTAATAAATCTGTATGTACAGTCTGTTCAAGCAATGTAGGATCAGGATCTGGATTTTTTTGAGCGTCAATAGCGTTTTTATGCAGTTCTGTTATTACTTCTTTGTCTTGCTTATATTTAACAAATTGATTTTTAATTTGTTGTAACCTTGCAGTAGCGTCTAATTTAGTTTGTTTATTTTTAAAAGGATTTTTTTGTATTCTAATTAATTGCTTAGCCTCTTGATTATCTATTTCAATTTGATTTATTAAACTACTGTTAGCTTCAAATCCTAAGTTTGGATCTAACTTTACATTTTTGTCAGTTAAATCTTTAGCATATTTTTTTCTATCTTTTATTTCTTGAGTTATAGGTTGACCAGTAGACTTTAAAAAAGCATTGTAAGCAGCGTTTGTAATTTCTAAATTAACTTTTGCAACTTCACCTGTAGTGCTAATTATACTATCCATATAACGGTTAAAGCTAGTTCCTTTAAACGCTTTATAGCTAGCTTGTGTATCAGCTAGTTTGCTTAGTGATTTTTGTAAAAAATTTAATGACATGTTTATTTAATTTTATGTAGTACCTGATAACATATTACCTGTTCCACCGCCGCTTTGATAAGCTGAATACAAGTCTGTAGCAGTACCAAATAAATTATTTACACTTTCTGTGTTAGCTTCCATTTGAGCTTGTAGCGCGGCAGTGTCACCAGCAAAAGTTTGTGCGTCATAGCCTAAAGCTAGCATTTCTTTATCTCTTTGTACTTGGTCAACTTTAAACTGACCTTCAGCTTGCGCTAACTGTGCTTGCATAGCACCTTGAGCTACAGCTTGCTGTCTATTCATTTCAGCTTGTGCTTGTTGTATTTCAACTTGTCTAGCACTTTCAGCACCTTGAGCCATTAATCTTTGATTTTGCGCTTCTTGTGCTCCAATGTCAGCTGATATTTGCTGTCTAACTTGTGCGTTTTGTTTTGCTAATAAAGCAGAAATGCTAGCAATACCACCAGCACCACCAGCGCCAGCTCTAGCAGTTTGTAATATAGCTGCTTGAGACTCTTCAGCCATTTGCCTTTGATAATCTGCAGACTTTAAATTTACAGTTAAGTCTTCAAATTTATTTTCTGTAGATATTTCTTCAAGAGGATTTGTAAGTCCTGCAAAAGTATTAGATATGTTTGCAAAAGGATTATTAACTTCAGAATTAACAAACGCGTCTAACTTATTATTAAACTCTTCTTGAGCTATTCTTTGTTGCTCTTCTAACTCTTCGTTAGCTTTGCCACTAAGATAACCTGATACACCACCTATAACGCCACCTATTATAGCGCCTGGAGCACCACCTATTGAAGCTCCAGTTATAGCACCTTGTCCAGCGCCGCTAAGCGTAGATGTTGTTACATTTTTTAAAGGACTTTCTGTTTCTCCGTAGTTCATTTTATTCTTTTATTATATTATTATTACACCTATTTACTGCTTTCAACAGCATTTAACGTTGCAGCAAATAGCTCTGATTTTTGTTGATCATCGTCATTTATCCATGTTGCTTTTGCAAAATAACCTTTTACACTTGAATGTTCTAAAGCCGCTTGTTTTAATACAACTACCATTTCAGAATAACCAGCTAAAACGCTGTCTTGCTCTGCTTGTGTTATTTCATAACCAAACGGATAAGTAAAAGGATAACCATTACGCGCATTAAAATAATCATTTTCCATTAGCTTAGTAGTAATTGAATTACCAGTCCAGCTTTCTACTTCTCCAAAGTGAACAAAATTACCTAAGCTTTCAATGCTATTATAAAGTAAACCTGTTTCAGGATTGTATTTTAATATTTGTATAAACTGATCTTGCTGAATTAAAGACATATTAACATCTCCAGGCTCAAAATTAAAGATAAATCTATAATCTGCCGCACCATTTTCATAATTCTCTGTAGTAGTAATTATTGTAGGCCTACCTATAGCGATGATACGTTGCTGATATTCTTCTTCATTTATAGAAGGTAAATTTATTCTACTAGGTTTTGTTTTGTGCATTATATTGTTATGCCATTTGTTCTCTTTCTTTTTAAAGTTAATAGACATACCTTGTTCTAAGTCTGTACTTACCGCTTCTATCCACCAACCTTTTCGAGGTAAATTAGTAGATAAAATTTCATCACTTGCGTTTCCAATTATTTTAGCTTGAGACCCTTCGTAGTTTGTATAAGTAAAATCTTTTATTATTCCTGGTTGCTCGTTATAAACTAAAGCAACTTTTGATCTATGCATAGGATTCATACCAGCACCTTGATAAGCAGGATAATAACCATCGTACGCCATGTATGGAGAATTAAGCGTATCAAACTGATATAAAGTGTTTCCAGTGCCTGCGTAGTATTTATTTAAAACACTATAGCCTTGATGCGTTGGTACGTAGCTTCTAAAAGAAGTCCATGTTTTTTGATCTTCTGACCAAGCAACAGTAAGTCCATCTGTAAAGTTACTAGCGTCATCAAAAAATACTGTAAACTTAGTACTGCTTACTAAGTATTCTTCTTTATCAATATCATAAGAGCCTACTACATTTTGCTCTACTCCAGTAACACCAGTTATTTGCTCTTGTCTTACGTTAGCTAATCTTGTTTTAAAGAATGAGTCCATACCAACGTCTGATATTTTTGTTAAACCATCTTTAGAAAGTCTTAATACTACACCTCTCTTAGCATCAGTAAAATAAGATCTAAAGCCATAGTGTGCGAAAGACTCAGGGTTATTTGATATACCATACTCACCGTCAAAAGCAACAGATTGACCTAAGACTCTATTAGTAGCTAGTAAGTCAGGATTACCGTCAGCTTTAAATATTGCGTCTTTTTGAGAAAGAACTTTTAAAATTTTATCTTCACATAAAACAATTAAATCATTAGCTCTTGAAAACAACTTTTGTATAGATCCGTGATCAGGATTAAATCTTTTTGTTATACCTAAAGCTTCTATAAATTGATTTGTTTCATTAAAGCTACTATAAGAATTATATACACCAGAAAATATTAATCCAGTTGACTCTTTTACTTCAGCATAATCTTCATATATACTAGAAGCTTTTACGCCTTTTTGAAGTCTAGCGCCATTAAATGCGTTTCTAGCGGTAGATATTTCAATACCATTACCAAAAGAAAAACAATTATACCAAGGTAAAGATATAGGCAAAGCAATGTCGTTAGTTAAGCCAAAGTTAGAAGCGTGCGTATGTCTTTTTACAAGAACAGTGTCGCTATCAACAACGTCTTCAGCAACTACAACATGAATGTACTCGCCCACGTTCATTCTCTCTCCTAAATGATTTTGTATTCTTAAACATAATTCGCCACCAACAGGTATATTAAGTGTAACAGGCTCGCTAAGCTTTATCTCTGTATATAATTCATCATTTTCAGAGTGTCTACCAACAAGCGTGTTTACCTGTACAACTGTTATAGGATCAAAAGAATTAGAGTCAAAATAACTTATTAAACCATCGCCGTCAGAGTCTTCACCAAACATTGTAGGAAAATAACTATTACCTCCAGATCCGTTAGCTGTTGTTAAAGCACCACCTATTTCACCGACACCAAGTATTGGCGTGTAGTTAAAAGGTAAAACCATACGGCCAGGCTTTATAAATTGCTCATCAGTTTCATCATCGAGAACTACAGGATATGCTTGAGAAGCTTCGTAGTATAAGTCTACATCGTAGTTTGGTTTTGGTCTAGTTTCAAATACAGCTTGAGTTTTAGCTGTGTTGGGACCAGGTAAAGCGCCTTCATTATTGTTTATTACTAAAGGTCTGTCTGTTTTTACAAAAACAAAAAACTTACCTTCTAACTGTTCTTCGTTACCTTCAAATGCATCAACTAAATTTTCTGGCGCTTCGTTTTTAATAGTTTGAACTTCATATTCTAGCCCAGGATTGTCTGGCTCATAAATATGAGTTATAGTAGTCATGCTTGGATCAGGCTGTGTAGTTATTTTATGAGGTCTTTTTTGTATTATTACGTCTCCTTCTTGAATTTTGTTTCTATGATCAGAGCTAAATATTAAGCAGCTTGTAGACTGCTCTGTTAACTCGGCGTTTACTGCGTCAATATCAGCATCGTCATCACTATTATTGCCTTCAACGTAATGTTTTATTTGCTCTAACGGTAAAACATGATAATCTAATGAAGTGTCTTTTACAAAAAACTTATAAGACTTAGCCCACGTAGGATGCGGATTTTTTACAATAACTTTAAGCCTATTGCTCTTTTTTGATTGATCAGGGCCTACTTTAATAACAGCTTTTTTATTAGTTAAAACAGGTGTTTCTCTACCAAATTCATCTCTATATACTATTCCTACTTGATATGATCTATATGATTTAACAGATTCTAAAGGTAAACCAAAATTAGGATTTACATTTGAATAAGCATCTTCAAAAGTTTCAATTGCGTTTTCGTCTGTATCTAATGTAATAGCTATGGCGTTACCATCAGGACCTAGTATTTCGCCTTGCGTTTGATTTATATAACTATGTAAACCAACTTCTAAATTAACTCTTATATCTTCTTTGTATGTACCTAAACCTCCAAGTATTACTTCTTCTAAGTTATAATCTTTTAAATAATTACCATATATAACTCTATTAGCACTAATTTCTTGAGCTTTAGCTGCTCTTGGAACTGAATCAAATGGCCTTAATATTTGATTAGGCTCTATTGTTAAACCTAAAGTATTAGAATTAAATTCATGCACACCTCTATAAGTTCCGTTACCATTAGATGTATACTCAGACTGTCTATAGTCATATTTTTTTAAAGCATATATATTTGAAGCTTCTTCACTTTTAACTAATAGCTCAACAGCTTTTACATCTTGCGGTATATTCTTTGGCGACCAGTCTAATAATCTTAAATCTGTTATTTCATTAATTAAAGATATGTAATAATTTGGCCAATCAATTTTTTGATTTAACGTTCTCCAAACTACCGTAGTAAAAGGTGCAAAACCAGAGTATTCATTATCTTCATACTGGTATCTATATGAAAACCTAAGCATAGTTTCTCTTAAAGCTCTTTCATCTGATAAAGTACCGCCTTCTTCAAAATCACTAGCAGCTGTTACAGCCCACACTTGAGGTAGTGGAGGTCCAAAATACTGCTCGGTATCACCGTTTACAACTGGAGCAGAAACACCGCCGCCTGGCCAACCCCAACCTTCGTCAAACTGAAAGTACGGCGATTTATTAAACTCATAGTAAGGAGGAAGCATAGCGGCGTTAAGCCTAGGATCTCCAAAACCACAAAGAGGTGGATTATCAGCATTAGCAAAAATAGCATCTGGATTAAGATGTCTTGCGCTCATGTCAGCTCTTAGTGTAGGATCTTGATCTTTTTTTCTATTATTTTCTAATATTTCTATTGTAAACACGTACTGACTAGCGTATGAAGGTGTAGAGAAAAAACTAGGTGTTATCTGTACACCTTCTATTACTTCACCGTCTGGATCTGAGCCATCAGAGAATAAATCACCAACCATTTTGTCGCTAAGAAACATAAATCTATCTGTCAACAAATTATGTGCGTTGCCATAGTTGTCTATAAATTGAGGAACTATTTCGCCATTTATTACAGCATCGTTTTCTCTAATATTAACATGCTCTATTTTTACGATTTTAGCTTTAACATTGTCCATGTAGCCGTCGTGCTTTCTAGTTCTAACAAACCAAGGAGCGTTATCTTGCGCGCCAGCAGTTGCTTCAGTATACATATCACTTAAACTACCACCTCCTTGTGCTCCGTCTTCAAAGCTAGCATTTTCAATTGTATCTTTTAATACATCAAAGCTATTACCAGTAAAATCTTGATCTTTGTAAGTTCCTACTGCGTCATTTCTATAAGTATTTCCTAAACCTTTTAAAATAACTATATCACCTACTTGAAATCCATGCGGCTGAACAACAAATCTACCTGGCGTAGTAGGTCTAATCAAACCATTTTCATTAGCTTTTATTTCTCCATTATGAATTAAGTTTTGCATAGAGTCATCGCCAATACCCCAATACTCGCTAACAGTGTTTATGTCTGAGTTAGAGCCTATAAGATTAGTTCTAGACAAAAGCCCACCTCTATGATAAGCCCTAACTATAGGGTGTGGACTAGCTCCTAAACCATCATCACTATAAGCAGCTAAATTAAAAGCTTCTTGAAAGTCCATTTTAGGATTTTCAACATCCCAATACTGCATTAGCATACTTTGATCTGTTACGCCTGTACCGGTATTTCTATTTCCAGAAACACCAGCATAATCAATAAATCCACCTGGACCTTGATAGTTGTTACCTTCGTATTGATCGCCTACGTCGTAGTTTTGAACAGCGCTAGGCATTACGCCTGGATCATTGATAAGTCCTAGAGTATCACTGTAGTATATTAACTGAAAGCCAGCATTAAAAACACCAATGTTTAAATGATCTCTAAACAAAGGCCTATCAGTCATAGGTTGTCCTTCACCATTACCATCTGCTTCGTACAAAGAAATCATAGAATCTATTTGATAACCATTTGCTTCAAAAAATGGATTAGTTGCTAATCCGTCTGTTTGAGTTCCTAGTAATCCTTGAATACCTTCGTTGTACGGATAAGTAGCTAGTCTATGTGCTTGCGCAGCTAAAATATCTGGAATAGCTAATGTAAAAGCCCAGCTTTCTCCACCGCCAACAATACCTGGCACTGCAAGAAAATTATCACTATAATATTGATCTACTAATGGTCCTCCTTCAGGTGGAACAGAAGCATCTGTTAGTAAAGCTCCGTCAAAATCAAAGAAACCTAACTCGTTAGCGTAAGCTATACAAAATTGTAATGTGTCTCCAGCTCTTTTGCTTGGATGTATTGGAAAAGGATGTGTAATAACACCGGCTCTAGGACCGATAGCTGTAGTCTCACTTGTTATAGCACCTACACTACTTTCTATTTTTAAATGCTCTTCTGGATTTGGTCTTATAACTGTACAGTGTGGCTCTATCATACCACCGGTACCATTATTAATATCGCCAAAAAAGTCGTATTCTGAAACGTTTTGAAAACCTACAACATTACTAGTATTCTTTTTTAATAGTCTTGTGTGAAAAAATCTTCTATCACTAACCCAAGAAGGATATACTGAACTTGGATTACCTAAAGTGCCATCTTTACATCTTTGTATGTTTAATTTTTTAGGCTCTCTTTCACCGTCTGTAAAAAATATTAAGCCATCAAAAACATTTAAACCTGTTATAATATTAAATCTTTCTGCTCTGCCTAAAGATCCATTAACGCTACTAAAGCCTAATATTCTTTTAGAAGCTAATCTTATTGTTTCTACTTGACCAACTGTAGCAGCGTTAAACTTATTGTATAAATCTTTTACATATATTCTACTGTTTGCTCTATCAATATAATCTACATAAAAGCCATCTATTACACCTTGATTAATAGGTGCGTCTACAGGCGCGGGATCAACCGCTACTACTTCAGTTAACTCTTCATGCTGAAAAATACGCATATCTTCTCTAACATCAAGATTTTCTAAGTGAGCTTCATTTATTTCAATATAAGTTTGTTCGCCAGGATTTGACACTACACCTACAACAGGTATATACATTTCATAAACGTCGTTAAAAACTATATTAAACGTATTTGTTTCAGGGTGATGCTCGTATATAGAGTCGGTAGATACCTTAGTATATTTTAAGTCTTCATTATAGTCTTCTTCTAAAAAAACAGAATTAGACTTTATGTTGTCAGCAACTAGCAAATATACTATGTCTGTAGACTTGTCAACAACATTACCTACAATAGAATTCACTATAGAACTAGGAAGAATTTGTAACTGATGATCAACATGATCTCTTCGCTCTTCGTCACCTACTTCAAACCGAGCGTCTTCTAAAGCTTCGTTTGCTTTTACAGTTTCTAAAGAGCCTTCATTACCTTCACTAGAGCTACTAACTCTAATGTTTAATGCTTCTCTATACATGCCTTGGCCTACTAATCTTTCGTCAAGATCAAGATTCATACCGCCTTTAACAAAAGTTCTTTTTAACTCTGCCATAATTAGTGCTTAATAAACTTGTTTTGATTTCTTAATACTTGAGCAAACTCTTCTATTTTAAAATTAGATAATCTTATTTTAGCATTTCGTTTAGCCGATCTAGCTTCTTTTTTTAACATACCTAATATATTGCCAGGTATTCCTGATCTAACTGCAGCTAAATTATATTGAACGTATTTGTAAAGAGCTTCTTCTGCAAACTTGTGTACAATCATTGTATACTCGCTAGACAAAGAGTCACTTAAATATTCTAAAACAACAATTTGTCCTGCTAAAGAAGAGCCAAAACGTATTGTACCAGTTCTATTATCTATATAGTAAGTTCCATTAACTTGAGCTCTTTCAGAGTCAAGACCATATCTTCTACCGTAAACATCCATTAAATCATTGTCAACTGCTGGGTCATAAGATATATTACCACCTGTTGCAACCGAACCTGAAGACTTAAATCTTTTTAAAGCTTCAGATTCGTGTATAACAAAACTTATTGTTTCGTTTATACCTGTCCCTATAAATTGATTCATACGAATAAGTGGCGCAACATCATTACCACCAGAAGCATCTCTTCTTACGCTAGTAATATTTCTTCCGCCTCTAAAAGTATTATTGAATAAAACGTTAGAATAGTCTCTATTTTGTTCTATCATTAAGCCTATTCTAACATCTGCAGCTGTTCCAACTGTAAAATTGTCAAGTCTATATATAGGCTCGTCTACTGATGTTACACCAAGACTTCTTATTCTACAAGTAATTATTACTTCTGCTTTTTGGCGCATTCTAAACACATCATCACGCCCATCAGGCCCACCGCCATCATTGTCTCCATCATCACCTGTGTCAAAATCAGGAAAACCATTTTCATCTTGCACCATAGCAAAAGCATTACCAGTTTTTCTCTCTGGATATAAAGGTCTATAAATTCCATTACCATCTACAACTGAAACTTTAGTATAGTGTACATAGTCTTTAGGTAATATAAGAGATAAGCTATTTGGCACTTCAAACTCTTGTGCAGCATAAGATTTTAGTGTATCATAGCTTAATTCTTGCAAACCTCTTTGTGCAAAAAAAGATACTTCAGTTCTATTTGCTTTTCTTATTATTTTGTCTTCACCAACATAAGAAACCATAAAACCATTTAAAAAATCTTCTAGACTAGTAAAAGAGTAGCCATGACCACCTTTAAAACCATCGCCTGGATCCATTGATCTATCGCCATAATATTCTCTGTCAAATCTAAAATCTTGTGCCATACTATTGTTTTCTTATTTGTGATTTTTCTTGAACTTTTATTCTACCTACTTGAGATATATCGCCTTGCTTTAGTTTTATTCCAGAAAGCTCTAATATTTTGTTAGTTAAATTAGACCCTTCAGAAGGGTGAAGCTCAAAATCTTGTGATAAAGCAGCATTGTATATAGGGTAGCTAGTGTCTGTAAGGCCTAATCTATTTTCTATATAAGACCATCTTGGAGTTCTAGGCTTTCTAATGTAAGATATTATTAAAAGCTCTGGAGAAATATTAGCACTATCTAACACTCCATTGTGGTCAAAGTCTCTAAATCTAGGACTTCTACCATCTCCAGGTATTACGCCTCCATCAGAAAAAGAACCATGACCAGGAAAACTAGGATCTAAAAAATATTTTTGAGTGCCTCTATAGTTGTTAGGATAATTATCTTTACCAAAGACTCTAATAAAATCTTTGTGTCTACCTTCAAAAGTATAAATAGGTCTTCTCATTGTTGGACGAGTAAGACTATTACCCATAACAGATATAAGTTGTTTTTTACTTACATATTCAGCTTCAGCAACTTCAAATGCTGTAGGCCCATAAACAGGTCTACGATTACTATCATCAGCTTCATCTTCATCGTTTTGATACTCAAGATCCATAGCAGGATCATCTAATATTAAGCCATTACTTACTCGGCCAGTATTTTCACCTTCTAAAAAAGTATCAACAGAAATTTGATTGTTTGGATTTATAGCTACTAAAACAGTTTGTATTTTGTAAAAATCATCCGGCGTGTACATTAAGTATCTTCTAAAGCCGTCAGGCTGATAAGCTATTTCATGACCATATATTTCTTTTTCAAAAAACTCTATTTTTTCTTGAATAATATCGTGTCTGTCAGAGTGTTCAGTATCGTTTGGACGAGTTCTTCCGTATACTTCGCTGTCATAAAAGTAGCTATCAAATATTTCCATTTGAGCTTGATCAGCAAAAACATTAAATTCTTTTGGCGTTATATACCCTCTTTGCTCTTTATTAGCTGTATCTAATACGCGTTGATATACTGTGTTTATGTTTATTGCCATGCTGTATTTTTTATAGTTAAGTAACCACTCCGAAGAGCGGTTACTCTTCTATAAATGATTACGCGTTTAAGCGCTTTTCTATGCTGGAATATACTTCCATACCTTCATCAGTTTTAAACCAATGTGCTAACGCAGTATATGGATGCTCGTCAAATGGAACTGTCATTAGTTTTCTATCGTTACTTCCCCAATGGAAAGTTCTTTGATCTTGAGACAATCTTAGTATTTTAGCTTCAGTAGCTCTAATACCCATGTTTCTTAACACCACATTATCGTCTGTAGCTAATTCTAAGAACAGTTTAGGTTTTTTCTTAGCAAACAATAGTATATCTCTTTTTAGCTCCTTAGAACTTAACTTAGATACTTGAGAGCCAACTTCTACTCTTAATATAGCTTCTGCCGTATCAATATCTAAAGCTCTAGCTAAATCTAATGCTTCGATTTCCATTTCTAAAGCGTCTAACTCAGTAGCAGCTACTGCAATAGGCTTATATTCGTAGTAAAGAGAGTTTCTATCAGGGTGATATAAAGATAAAAGCTTTTGTAATGTAACTTTGTTTTTAGGAACAAATAAAGCTCCGTTGCTAAAAACAATATGCTCTAATCTTTGATCACCTACCATTTCGTCAACAAAAGAAGTTCTTTGATTAGAAGTATGTTTAAGTTCTCTTTCGTAACCTTTTTCTTCGTCAAACCAATAAATGTTTGAGCACTTAATAGATCTAGTTAAAGGCTTTTTTTTGCCTGTTAAATAGTAAACTCTATCTTTTATTTCCCAGCTAGGTTTTTTAGGTTGAGGTTTTTCAATAACTACTTCAACCATTTCATTTGTAGCTTTAATTTCTGGTTGAGCTACTTCAACCTTTTTTGTTTGTTTCTTTGCCATAATATAATATAATAAAAATTAAAAAAAGCCGAGGGCAAAAGCCCTCGACTAAATTGATTTACTTCATCAACATAAAGTTGTTAGCGCCTTGAACTACTAAACATCTTTCAGATAAGAAGTGTAGTTGCATAGCATCTAAAGCAGAAGTAGCAGCTCCAACTGAACCAGTAACCCAAGTTTTCATTCTTCGGTCATCTGTTTGAGAAGCACGGTAACGAACATGTAAGAAAGGTCTCTTAATGTTTTTACCTAATTGCTGATCGTATACAGTTGATGTACCAGCTGGAATAAATAATCCTCTAATAGCTGAAGTACCTGCAGTTTCGTTAATACCACCACGTGTAGCTCTATCGTTTAAGTAACGGAAGTCAGACTTATAGAAGTCGTAAGATCCTCTACGGAAACCAGAGAAACCTAAGTTTAGTGCCATATCTTCAGAGTTATCAAACACTCCGTAAGAAGTACCACCAGCATAGTAGCCATTCATTGAAGCTAGCATGTCATCAATAGCTAAAGAGCTAGATCTGTTACAGAAAATCATGTTTTCTTCAATAGCACCTTGCTTGTCAAACTCAGATAAAATAGCATCAAACTCAGCTAAATCATCGTTAGCGTTAACACCTAAGATACCAGCAGTTAAGTGACCTCTGTCTTCAATAGCAGCAAATAAACCTTCAGTACCGAACTTTAATCCGTTCATACCTAAGAAAGCATCTGCGTCAACAGCAACTGAAGCATCGTCTCCAGTGACACCTTCAATCATAGCCATCTCTAAGTAGTCGTTAAAACGAGCACGAGTATCAGACTCTGATTTTAAGTACCATAAGTAACCTGAAGCACCCATTTCTGAAGCAACTTCTATCCAACCAATACGAGACGCATCTGATCCAGATACTTCGTAGTAGTCTTTGATAATGATAGGCTTGTTAGTAAAAGTTTTGAATGTAGGCTCATTAGCAGTTCTGCTTTCAGTAGTAGCAGCAGCGCCAACAGCGTTGTAGCCAGTACCTTTACCAAATTCAGATCCGTACACTAAAAGAGTACAAGTTCCATCAGCAATATCACCAATAGCAGCACAGTCCGCAGCTCCGTAAGGCTCAAGCTCGATTTGAGCACCGTTAACTTCAGTTACTAAACACTGAACAGTAGCGTTATTACCAGATACTAAAACAGTATCAAAAGTTCTAACACCGTGCTGGTCACCAGTAGCAGCAGAACCAAATCCGTCAGCTAATATGTTACCATCAATATCAGATGTTACTGTAAATAAACCACCGTTACTACCAGCAATAGTACCAGCAGCAGTAAGGTTACCTTTTACAGATATGTGTAAACGACCTTGTTCAGACCAGATAACCTGATCAGAAGTCATCGCTTCTTCAGCACCTACTTGAGATAAGAAACCAGAAATAGTTCGTGGTCCGAACACTTCTGCTTCTTTATCCATTAGGTCTGGTAAATACTGCTGGCCCCAGTTTGCACTGTTTGCAGCCGTACTTGTAAAGTCAATATAGTTCCCAGTAGTGGCTTGCTGTTGTGGAGAAGGCACACTATTTAAATTGGGACCAAATGTTATATTCGGCATAATAAATAATTTTTAAATGTTAATTTCTTTTTTTAATTTTAAACTTAAAATCAGAAGAATTATCACCTAAAACTCTAAACTTTACACCGTCAGCGTTAAATTCTTTTTGCACGCCTCTTGGATTCATATCGATATTTTTTGCTTTAGTAACACTATCTTTTACAGCATCCGCTTTGCCTTGCTCATAAAAATGTTTTGCAATAGCATCAGGGTTCATAGCAGTAAATAAAGATTTATGATACTCATTAGCTTGCTCAAGTGTTTGATCTTTTCCTAGAAACTTTCCAAGAAAATTGTTTATATCACTTTGGCTTTGCTTAACAGCATTAACATCATTGACTTTAAACCTGTATTTTTTATCACCGACGTTGTATTCAAAACCTTTGAAATTGTCGTTAAAAACATCGTTTGTTTTTTTGTTAAAAACAGATTTTTGTCTTTCGCTTAGAGCTTTAGTCTCTTCAGACCTCTTGTTATACTCTTGGTAGAAGTTTATAGCTTGTTGTTGATCTTCTGTAAGATTAACACCAGCTTTAACTTCTTGATAATATTTAGACTTTTGCCCGTCTAAGTAGGCCTTAGCATTTGCAACCTGCTCCTTTAACGCTAATTTTTTTCTTCTAATATCTCTTTCATCATCAACCTCTTCATCGTAATTAAATTGGTCTTCCATTAAAAAAGATACTTCTTCACCAGTCAAATGTGGTTTTGTTTGACTGTAATATTCTCTTAACACTGTGTCACTATCTAAATCAGAATAATCCTTGTTTAGCTTAACATAGTCTTCTAAAGTACCACCAGTTTCGTTCATAAAGTCAACTAACTTTTCTACGCTGCCAGGTATTTTTATTTCAACATTACCTTTTTCGCTTACACCAACCTCAATATCTTGTTGTGGTTGAACTTGTTGTTCTTGCTCAACAACAGGCTCTTCTGTTACTTCTTCAATAACAGACTCTTCTTGTGCTTGCTCTTCCGGCTGTACTTCTTCTTGTTCTTGTACGGCCCCGGCGTTTTCATCGCTTCCAACCACTCCTGTGTCGTCAGCTGTTGCATCGTTAGTTTCTTCTGGTTGCTCATTGTTTTCTTGCACTGGTGGTGCGTCTAGGTTTACTTTTATAACGTTATCATCTTCTGCAGACATAAACGTTGGTTCTTGTTGAGTTTGCTCTACATCTTGAGTTTCTTCAACTTGTTCTAAATTTTCTTCTTGCATAATATAAAATATAAATTAATAGTTATTTAGGCCCAAAAGCCTCCATACCAAATCCACTCCCAAGTATATCATTACCGGCAGATTCAAACTTTTTAGGTGAACCACCTGTTTTTCTTTGATCTATAAGTTCTGATTGTTGACTTGCTTGTATTTTAGTTCTTTCGTCTTTACGATCTTCTTTTTCTTTTTCTCTACCTTTTAAATTGTTAGACTGCATACTTTGAATTTGCTGATTATATTGAAACTCTAAAGCCATCAATTGCTTTTTAAGTTCTACTTCTTGCTGCATTGACTTTTGTTTAAACTCAGCTTTTGCTTGCTCTACTTGTATATCAGCCTGAGCTTTGCTTGCATGCTTTTGTTGTTCTAGTTGAGCCGCTATTTGTTGCTGCTGAGCGTTAGTCTGCGCTTGCTGCTGCATGTTAGCTTTTTGCGCTGCTGCAGCTGCTTGCATTTTCTTTTTTCTTCTAAGCTTTAAAACTTGATTTGCTAGCTTAATATTTTTAATTTGTCTTATATCTATAGCGTCTTCAAGATCTATACTTTGCTGTTGTAAAGACATTTGTATATTGTTTTCTAACAATTGTTTTTGATCTTCATCTGGAGCTAACTCTAAAAATATACCAAAGTCATACAGGTGCATTTGACTAAGCTCTTCTAAGCTAGCTATACTATGAGAACCTATAGCTTGAACAAACGCATCTTTAGTAGGAGAAAACTCTAGTATATCTGATATTCTAAGAGACATAGACTCTAAAACATCAGCAACTAAAAACATACCAGCCTGCAATATGTGCCTTGTAGCTGTGTTTGAGTTTTGAGCCGCTAGTTTTTGTAATCCAACTAAAGCGTTTTTATCAGGCATAGCTCCATCTCTAGCTTCATTTAAACCGGTAGTATCTCTAATCATTTGTAGATAATAATTGTAATTACCTATTAAAGCTTGCATTTTGTTACCTCCATTACTATTTCTTATCTCTTGTATAGGTACTTTGCCAGGATTCATGTCTCCGTCTTGAGTCATTGATCTGCCAATAACACTACCTGTTTGGAAAAACATGTTTAAAGCTTCTTGTGGGTTATAGTTTGTACCATTACCTAAGTCTATTTCAGCTAAACCATCAGCGTCTAAGTAAATACCATCAGGTATTATTTTAGACATAACTTGCTGTATTTTTAAGTGTGTAAGCTGTATCATGTCAGCAAAACCAGTTATACGACTAACTATACTTTCAATTCTACCTTCATACATACGAGGAGCAACTATACTATAATTCATCTTAACTTTTGTATAATCACTTTTAGGTCTGATCATGTTTTTACAAAGCTCCCATTTTAGCAACTTGTTTGCTCCTAAAACATAAGCTCCTTCATATAATACTTCAACTTGTTTTGAAATTCTTTGAAAGTTTTCACTTTCAGGAGGATTAAAGCTGTCGTCTTTTTCTATAGCTTTTTCTAAGCCAGAAGAAGTCTCTTTTACTTTGTAAACGTTATTCATGTATGTTTTATAGTTAAAATATAAAACTTGAATAATGTTTCTGTCTTGATCTACTCTTTCATATCTATTATTAGGTCTTCGCTTAGAGTTTTTATCAGCAATATCTTTTAGATCTTCTGGACTTAAAAAAGGAAATTGTTTAGCTAGCTCATTAATAGGTATTTCTTTTAACTCACCTACATAGTATATATCTTCAAAAAACGGTGAGTCAGTGTGAGAATAAACTAAATTAGCTGGATCAACATAGTCAACAACTAAACCTTCAGACGTATTAAAATTAGTTTTTACAGCACCAATACCTATTACTGCTAAATCATAAAAAAATCTTTTCTTTGTTAAGTCAAACTTATTACCATTTAACAAAACATTTAAAGCTTGCTCTTGAGCTAGTTCTGCTTCTTGTTTGTAAGAAAGCTGCATGTGAAGACCAAGTTCTTCTACACTATCAGGTAAAGTCTCAGGATCATTTTCGTACATGTTAACGCCAAGTTGTTTTAAAGAAAAGTCTTTAAGCTCTTTTAGCTCCATGTCTTCTATTATAGACTCCATGTACTTAGTTCTTTTACTAGCGCCATAAGGATCTTGCGAATAAGCTTTTACAGAGTAATCTTTGTCGCTCATGCCATTTACTACTATATCTACAAACTTAGGTATAATAGGTACAGGCTTCCAGTCTAAATTAAGATAAGATAAATCTCCATTAACAGATAATTCATCTTTATATTTTTGTATTGGTTGCTCGCCTCTAGCGTATAATCTTAAACTTCTAAAAGTATCTCCGTTAGAAGTAAATCTTCTTGAATAATAATTATAGCCGTCATTAGAGCCACTAAACCATTCTCGCTCTATAGCTTTAGCTACTTCTAAACCATAATCATAGCTAACTTTTTCTATATCGCTTACCGCTTGACTTGGAAAATAATTACCTGGTGACTTCATACTTATTTAATTAGTTTTGATGCATAGCCGTTGTTTTCATATCTAGCTATATTTATATTTAACTTTGCTACTTTTTTAGGTGAGACTGGAGAATATAAATGTCTATTGCAAGCCATAATCGCCAAGCCACTACTAATAGCAGCATCATGTTTTGTTCTTTTGTTTATATCAAACTTAGCCCAATCATTTAACGTCTCATTGAAATATATATTACCATAGTTACCATCTTCGTCTATTCCAACGTGATCGTTAATATACATCTCAATAGCAGCTGCATGAGCCTGCTTAATATCTTCACTAGAGTTTGGTATACCACCTACCTCTTTTTCAGCTGTAGAAAGTTTATTCCAAACTTTATCTGGTCTGTTCATGCTAAAACCTCTATACCCTCTTCTTTTTAAGTAATACAAAAGTCTTGGCTTATTATTCTCTGCAAGCAGTGGCATACCGTAAAATACTAATGCCATTAGCACATCTTCAAAAAATATTTCAGCGGTTTGCGGTCTAGCTATATATTCTAAAAAAAAATGGTTTGCTGGTGCATCTTCCATTGAAAACTTTGTTAATCCATGAAGAGATCCGTTGGATCCTCTAGAATCAACAGTACCGCTAATATCATAGCTATCGCAACCAAAGGCACCAACATGTTCATTGCCAGGGTATTTAACTCCATTTTTAATTATTACTTTATTTTGTAGATTTATATTAGGCACCCAGCTTATTTTAAATCTACCATTTGGATCTGGATTAAAAACAACTTTAGTATCTTTAACGCCATTAACCCATTGAAAACTACCTTGTGTAACCGCGGCAGAGTTTCTTATTCCTTCATTGTAATCAACTTGCTCATATATCTTTGCTAGATTAAACAAGCTGTTTTTTGTTTCATCTCTAAAAGCGTGCTCTTCAGTTCTTGGAAACTGTCTGTAAAACTCATTTAAAGCATCTTGATCACCTTTCAACCCTTCAACTTCATTATTCCAATGATCTATAACTCCAACGTCTATTAGTTCGCCATCTGGTCCGAATACATCATTGCTAGGGCTATTAAATACTGGTTGTCCATATTCGTCAATAAATCCTTCAAAGTTCCATTCCATTGGCATAAACAAAGAATATAGACCAGATTTTGTCTGTCCATTTCTATTTCTACTTGTGACGTTTGAGTCATTGTATAGTTTTTTAAAGTTTTGACCACCTTTATCTAAAGAGTTACTAGTTGAGCCCATCATACACTTGCCAACTACACGTGCACCTAGCCTTAAACAAGTTTTAGTTACTCGCCAGTTGTTTAAAATATTATCAGGTCTTTCCCACTTACCACTTTCATCATGAACTAGCAAGTTGAGCTTTTCACCATCGTAGCTATTATCACCTGTGTTTTTCCAATCAATAGTAGTGTCAAGTCCAACCAACTCTTCCTGCTTTTCGTTTGCAGTAATTTTTTTACGCGTAAACTTACTTGCAGGAACCCTATAAGCAAGTTCACTTTTAGGTCTGTCCATACCGTCTTGTATCGGTTTAAAGAAAAACGGATAGTTGACAGATATTGGTACAACTTTGTCGGTAAACATTTTTTTAGCATCAGCACCACTTTTAGATAATATTCCATATCTAGCATCACTCGATATAGTAGCTAAGTTAACCGTTTCAGCTGAGCTCATAAACGAAAAGCCACTACGTCTGTTTTTTAAATAACACATACCGTAGCATCTACTATCAGCTTTGCACGCTTCCCAAAATATAAAGAACAGCCTGTTAGCTTCTCTAAAGTCAGGAGCGCCTACATCTATTTTACTCCATTGAAGATACATGTAGTGGCTACCTGTTATATAAGTAGGTTTACCATTGTTTGTAAACCAAAATCCTTCGTCACGACGTTTAAACTCGTCGTCTATATAATCATACCATTGATCTTTTGCTTCTTCTGGGTATGATCTCCAGTCAAATATATTTTTTAATTTACCTAATTCTTTTGGATAATCAAATTTTTTCCATTTATTTATTTTGTTACACAAGTTCCCTGGCACTCTTGGCAACGCAATTCGCAAACCTTGGATCTCAAGTATTTCACCAATTCTTCCAGTTTTGCTAATAACAACAATATCATGTTCTTTATTATATCCATAATCCCATTTTTTAGATTTGTTAAGTCGACTTATAGTAGTTTTCTTAACTGGTTCAACAATTTTATATAGTGTTTGTTCGTACATTATTTAGATCTTCCTTCAGCAAAGCCTTTAAACACTCTTTCTTTTTTCTCTTCAGGCTCTTTACCTTCTAGTATATTTTCTTCTTCTTGTATACGGTTGAGTATTTCAAAAGCATCGAATATAGCTAGCTTTTTAGTAGCCGCTGCATTTTTAAGTCTATCAGCAGAAACATCATCTTCAGTATTTGTAATAATCTGCTCTTGCGCTACTTTGATTAATTCATCAACTGCTTTGCGCCCAGCTAGGATTATACGCTTTTTCGTTTCCTTGATACTCATATTTAATTGTAATAAATTTATTGTATACTCTAAATAGTCTTTGGTCATCAACTATAAACTCATATTGAGAAAAAGTAGTATAACCTACTATTTGGTCTTTTTTAAAAACGCCATCTGTAAAAACTACTACCCCTTTGTTTGGATGCTCTATTATTTTATCTAGAGCTCCTTTAAACTGCAGCGGTTGAACAAAACAAAACCCTTTAATAGCTTGCCAAGTATCTTTATGTTTTTTTAAAAATATTTGATCTTCGCTTACTAAATAAAGATTTTCTTTAAAATAAGCTTTGCTATTTTTTTCCCTTCCTTTAATATCAGTCCATCTTCTAAAAACATTATGATGAACTAAAACAATATCTCCAGGTTTAATATTTTTGTTACTAGCAACAGGACAAGATATAACTTCTGCTAATCTATTTATGTATTGATGATTTTGTATTTCAGAGTTTAAAATTAAACTTTTACCCTCTATATCTTTTACATTGTTATATCTACTTCCTACTGGTTTTACTAAAAAATGGTTTATACTTTGCATTAATACTCTAGATTATATTCAACAGAAACGGCCATATTTTTATTAAAGTCTTTCCAAGGCATAACATCTTTATTTTTTCTAATATAAATGCTGTACTTTTCAGACTCTTCAATAATATCACAAATAGTATGGCCTCCGTAAACCTCTTGACCTACAGAGTAATGCATTGAATCTATTTTATAATCTTTACCTATCGTTATCTTTCTTATCAGTTTCGTTGTCTCCATTTTCATTGTATTTAATTTCACCTGTCTGTATATTTACATCACAAGTACCATATTTCTTTTCAAAACCTTTTTTAGTATCTTCTACAAACTTGTTTATAGTCATAATGTCATGGCATATTAAATGTTTTCTATGCTCTATCATACCTAGCTCTTTGTGAGCCGCGTCTAAAGATCTTAAAACTTGTTGTAGTGATTCTAGTTCTTTATCTTCAATATTTGTTGGTTTTGTTAAATCTATAATTTCTTCTTTTACTTTTGGTGTTTTTCTTTTTGCCATTTTATTTAATTTAATTAATAATAACTACCGCTAGATCTTCTAGCTTCTCTTTCTCTTCTTCTTAACTCTTCAAGTTTTTTAGCGTCAGCTTCTTGTATTTCTTTTATTATATTTTCTTGCTCTTTACGTATTTTTAAATCACTTGATTGTTTTACTTGTTCTACTTTGGCTTCTAATATTTTTTGCCTTTCTTCTGCCAGCTTTTGTATTGTATCAGCTCTATCTTCTAAAGATTTAGATTCGTCGTTTAAGGCAGCTTGCAAATCATTTAGCCGCTCTTGATCTTCAGGTTTAGTTTCCACTTGTACGCTAGAATTAGCTAAAGTTGAAATTGTAGCTATGCTACGATCATAAATAGGCTTAGGATTAAGTACTATAGGTTTTGGCGCTGGCTTTTTTTCAACTTTTTCTCCTCTAATATATTTATCAAATTCATTTAAAGTTAAAGATTGAATATAATCTAATTGAGTTTTATTTTCTTCTTTATCTTTAATTAACTTGTCTACATAAACAGATATAGTTTCAATATTAAGTTTAATCTCTTCTTTTTGCTTTTCATCAAGCGCACTACTATTTAGCTTTTCTAAAGCTAATAATCTATTTAATCTTTCTTTTAAATTATTTAGCTCTATGTTTATTGATGATTCTACAACATATTGTTCAGAAGTTAACTCGGAATAAAATCTTTCTAATTCAATTGATTTAGAATCAGGATTTAAAGCTTTGTTAATTGCGGCAAAATTTCCAGATCTTATATCGTTAGATTTGTCTTTAGGTGCTACTCCAGGGTGTGCTCTTCCAGCCATATAGCCAATTACACCTTCATATACGTGTGTATGATAGCCGGTAAGCCTAGGGCTTGAAGAAGCGCCGTGCACTAAAGCTTCACTTTTTGAGGTAAACAAAGGTAAATTATTTATGTATGTTATTATAGCCATACTATGTACCTATGTTATCTATTACCTTTTACAGTTGGAATGGCATTACCTAGATATGCAATTACTCCACCATCAGCGTCTGCATCTATTTTAAAAGATTTCCAACGACCATATATTGTTAGGCCTTTAGGAAACACAGTTAGATTAGAATCTGCATCAGCATTTATTATTTGACCACCTGAAGCTCCTGCATGAAGTTTTAATACATTGCCGTTAACATCAAGCCTATCAGCTGGCATATCAATTTCAGCACCGTGTCCTTTTTCGTTTGTAGCATGGCCTACACATACACCTTGACTATTTAAACCTTCTTTTGCTGGTGTTAGCTCATCAAACGTTGTGTCAGCTAAAAACTGAATAGCTACTATAACTTGATCTGTTGGAGCTACAACTTTAGTATTTGCATTTGTAAATATTGAGCCCATTTGTCCAAAACCGTAAGCTACTTCTGTTGAATTAATTCCCATTTTATTTTTCTTTTATTTGTTCATTTTTCTTTGAACTTCCACCGAAGAAGAAGTCTATTATTGTATTTACTTTAGCGCTCATAGCGCCAAATATTGTTGATATAAAGCTAATTTCAAATTCACCTAGCTCTATAGTTTTTGTAACAAAATAATTAAACATTACGAAAGTAATACCAAAATATGCTACAGTAAATAACGTTGCTAATATTTTTTGAATAATAGCATCGTCTTTATATAAATCACGTGCGTCTTTACGATCTTCAACTTCTTTTGCAAAAGCTTCACGCTCTGCATCTAATAATAATTTTTTTAAAGCTAGTTTAGCCTCGTCTCTTTCTTTATCTGTAGTTATTACTTTATCAAGTATACCTTCGGCATTATCAACTATTTTACCAAATAAACCACCTACTAAATTATTTATCATACTTTATCGTTTTCCCAAGGAAGCTCATTGCTACCTTCTTCATATTTTTTACCTGTAAAAGGATCTGTTATATAACCATCGCCTCTTGCCCACACTTGACCTTGGTGGTAAACAGCTTGATCGTCATAAGTAGTTCTACCTATTTTCATGTCTGTTAAGTGTTGTGTTTCGTGTACAACAACGTGCTCTACTTGGCAATCTGGAACTTTATTACTAACATATATTGTTCCGTCCATATTAGCTTCACCTAGTATGCCATCATCAAGTTTCTTTCTAAATATTCTAGTATTACTTGAACTTTTAAAGTCTCTATTTTCGCTACCTAGTTTAAAAGCCATGTTATTAGTTTTTAGGATCTCCGCTTTCACCACCTACTCTTTCACCTCTTCTATAATACGCGTCAGATAACCTTTGTTGAATATCAGCTGTAGATCCTCCGCCACCACCAAATCTATTTCCTTTGCCTCTTGTAAATTCCGTTTCGTTTTCTCTTTCCCACTTTCTAGCTTTTGTAAGCTCAGCGTTAGTCATCTTTCTTTTAGCATGAGGATTATCTTTTGAAAATGCAGCAAGCTTACCACTTCCAGTTCGCGTTACTGTAGCGTTAGATAAATCAACTTCAGGCTTAGGATTAGGCTTTGATTTAGGTTTTGATTCATATTTTTCTCCCCAAAACTTTTGCCCAGTATTTCCGTAAAACTTTTGTTTTTCGGATTTTGTTAATTCTGAAACAACTAATCCTCCTTGAGAAGCGTCTTGTAGTTTACCTATAGCTACTACGTGGCCGTATTGATTTTTATAGTAGTTATCTCCGTCTTCAACACCTGATCTTCCCATGTTTGCAAGCTTTGGATTATCTCTATAAGCTTCTTCAGCTGTTATTCTTGTAAGTCCTTCTGGTAAGTTTGGCTCGTTTTTAAAAGCTGATTTCAGCTTCATTGCCGCTCTAGGGTCTCCTGCAATTTTAGCTGTTTTAGCCATTGCTGTATTTTTCATTTTAAATGCCATAATCTATCTGTTTGGATCTTTAATCATATCATCAATAGCTTTATTAAAGACTTTGTCTGTATATGTTTTGTTATTATAGAATACGTTACGATCTGATACTGGCATGTCTTCTTCTCCGAGTAAGATACGATATATTCTACTTATAAGTTGGCTGCATTTAAATGAGGTTTTGAAGACGCTGTATTTAATCGTAGTTCGATTTCGATGACGCCAGACCTCTATCCAGCCTAGTTTTCTTAGTTTATCCCAACGTTTCTTATCCCAGCTCATGGTATAAGTACCGTCTATAAACTCTTGTCTTGTAAACCGACCTTGACAGTCTAAAAATATTAGTAGCTCAAGTTCGGCATCTGTTAATCCGTAAGTCTTACAAGCCCACTTTCTAGTGAGCCTGTAATACTTAAAGATTTTTAATTCACGTAAGTCGTGACTAGTTAATCGCACTTATTACGACGCGTCAACTATATTTATTGCAGCAACAGCTGTAATGTGAGGACTAGCAAACTTAGAATTTTCACCATCAGCAATAACAACAAAGCCATTTCCAACAGGTGCTGCGTTAATAGCAGAGCAAATATCTGAAAGAACTTCTTTGTGTTTACCAGCAGTAATAGTAAGTCCTACTAAATTCTGATCGTCGCCATCACTACCAAGAACTTCTTGAGCAACATCTTTTTTAAGATGAATATTTAATCTTGTTGTTGTGTCCATTTCAAAGTGTGAAATGTCATTAGCGCCAACCATAATTACTTCTTCGTCAGCAGCTGTAGCATCAGCAGCGGCGCTTGCAAAATACAAAAATTTTTCCATTTTTTAAATTTTTTAATGATTAATAAATAATTTGTTTTAGATTTTGTGTTTAAAGTTTTAGGATTATGGTTTATGTTTAATCTACTAGTACAATATCACTTGCTTTAAGTACAAAATAAAACTTATTGTTATATTCTATACCGTGACCAGCATGTTTATCATACCAGATTACATCACCATCTTTTATTACTTCAACTAAATTACCAGTTGAAATTACTTTACCTTTACAATATCTAACGTCTTCGTCGTTTTCTTCTTTTAATATTAAGCCACCGACTTTTCTTTCTGGCTCTTTTATTTTGTCTACTACTACAAAGTAATTAACTGCCTTCATTTACACGTATATTTGAGATTACACAATCAGCCGATATAATAGTAGAAACTACAGATACAGCATTAATTAAAGCTGTTTTAGTAACTAATACTGGATCTATAATACCTTCTTGCACCATATTAACAAACTCGCCAGTAACTACGTTAATACCTTCACCTTCGTTCTTAGGTATATCGATGTTAGTATTAATACCTGCGTTATCTAATATAGTAGCCATAGGTGATATTATAGCATTAGCAACCACTTGTTCACCGACATCGTCGGTCGAAATTTTTTGAGACGCGTTAAAGAGGGCTATACCGCCTCCTGGCACTATACCTTCTTTCAAAGCAGCTTTTACTGCGTACACAGCATCTTCAACTCTGTCTTTCTTTTCTTTTAGCTCTACTTTAGAGTTAGCACCTACTTTAACAATAGCTACGCTACCAGATAATATAGCAAGCCTGTCTTCAAGCTTCTTCTTCATAAAGCCGTTTTTCTCTTCAGATACAAGCTTCGCAACGTGATCAACACGATCTTCTATACTTTCATTTATTTCGTCTAGAGTTAAAACAGTCATAGCTTCATCTGTTTTAGCATAATCAGCTTCTCCAAGACTTTCAGGTGTAATAGCATCTAAGTCGTCACCTAGTTCTTCATTAAACAGTGTAGCGCCTGTTAATATAGCTACATCTTCGCATGTATCTTTTTTAGTAGGGCCAAAGCCAGGTAAGTCTACAATATTCACTTTAATATTGCCTTTAACTTTATTCATAAGTAAAGCTGACTTAACTTGCTGAGATACTGGCGCTATAATAAGCAAAGATCTGTTTTGCTTAATAACGTATTCAAGTATACCTTGTATTTTACGTATATTAGCTATTTCAGACATACACATTAATATTAAAGGGCTTTCTAGCTCAGCGCATTGTTTGTCTGTATGTGTAACAAAATGAGGTGAAGTTAAGCCACAATCAAATTGTACGCCGTCTACTGTCTCTACACAAGTCTCTTCAGTGTCAGACTCTTCCATAAGTACAACCCCGTCTTTACCTACAGTCTTATAAGCCTCAGATATAATACGGCCTAGCTCTTTATCATTGTTACAACTAATAGCAGCAACATGATCTAGCATATCGTTATCTACTTCAATTTTAATAGAGTCAAGATATTCAATGACTTTAGCTACAGCTGAGTCAATACCTTGCTTAATATCTCTAACGTTATTGTTTTCTAATGTTTTGTAAATTTCTTGAAGCAAGCTTTCAGCCAAGACGGTAGCCGTTGTGGTACCGTCACCCGCTTCTCTGACTGTTTTGCTTGCAGCTTCTTTAATGAGAGTGGCGCCAATGTTCTCTACGGGATCTAATAATACTACAGACTGCGCAACTGTAACACCATCTTTTGTGATCACTGGCTTACCTCGGCCATCTTCATAGATTACGCACTTGCCAGAAGCGCCGAGAGTTGATTTTACTGCCGATGCTAACTTGTTAACACCTGCAATTATACGATTTTTGGCATTATCGCCAAAATTGAGCTCTTTTACAAGCTCACTTGGTAAATTATATTCCATTATATTAAATTAAATTAGGTTTTTTACTGTTTTTTGAACGATTTTACAACTTTTGGGCCTTTTGTAGCCTCTAATTTTTTAGTAAAATGCTCAATGCTACCGTCTATCGCAGATTCTGCGCCTTCTAAAGTCTCTCTACGCGTAACATCTGACCATTTGTCAGCATTATCAGGGTAATTTACTTCAGTTTGGTAGTAACCATTAGGTAATTGGGTTATTCGCCAGTTTTCTTTGTTGGCAAGGTGTTCCCATTGGCCCTTGGTTTTATCGTCTACTTGTGGATTTCCGGTCCACGAACTTGTTTTGTAATACAAATACGTCATTTTTGGTTTTATTTATTGGTTAATAATTGATTTAGTCTATTAGTCCTTCTCTTCGAGCTATTCTAGCAGCTCTTCTAGTAGAAATCTTTTTAGTTTTAGTCTTACCAGACCTTTTAACTTTAGTTTTTGTACCAGAAAGCTTGCCATCTGCGTCTTGAGTAACTGTAACAGATTTAGTTTTACTAGGCTTTGTTTTTGTAGTAGTAACTTTAGCTCCTTTCATGTCTACCTTTTTGTCTGTTGTTGTTGTTGCCTTACCTTTGGTAGATGAAGTTTTTGTTTTACTTGAAACAAGCTCTTCAATTCCAGGTTTTTTTGCAGCACCGCCTTTTACTGAATGTCTTTTACTAACACCGTAAGCTTTGTTAATAGCATTTTGAGCTTTAACATATTCTGCACTACCTTTTTCAGCGCTACTTCTAGTTTTAATAAGCTTGTCTAAGTTAGGATTATTTTTTTTTGCTTCAGCGTAAGATGCTTTTTTATTAGGAGAATGACCCATTTTTTTAGGAGAGTGACCCATTTTCATAGCGCCATCTTCTTTCATCTTCATAGGTGCTTTTTCTTCCTTTAGCTTCATAGCCTCGCCTTTCATCTTCATCGGCTCCTTCATCTTCATCGCTTCTTCTTCTTTCATCTTCATAGTAGACTTAAGCTTCATAGCGTTTTCTTTCATTTGCTTAGGAGTATATGTTAACTCTGGATTTGCTGCTGCTAAATTTTCTAAGCCTTTGTTTTTCATTGCAGCCTCTTCTTTAAGCTTCATAGCTTCTTTAAGTTTCATAGCTGCTTTCATTTTTTTAGCAGACTCAACTGCCATCTTCATAGGTTTAGTTCCGCCGATCATTGGGAACCCTTTCATTTTGAATGCCATTGTTTATGTTTTTTAGTTATAACGTTATAAAATAGTAATTACATAAAAAATGATATTATAAATATATAAGTATAGTGCTGCCCCTACTCCCCCTAGCCATTGTGCTTTTACAAAACGCATTATGTGTACACCAGGCCCCTACGTTTATTTTGTAATATGTAGAATTTTTTGCGTTTTTACATTTGCATTGTAACATGTATAGCATTTACTACAACTATAATACGAAGACATTTAGATAATATAAATGAAAATAAATTATAAACTTAATCTTATTTATTATGTCAACATTCAGAACAATAAAAGTTAAACGTCAAGTGAAACTACAAAAGTTAAACTCACACAGAACTATTAACAATAAAAAGTATTAACAACAAAATTAATACGACTGTCAACAGATAATATAAATGAATAAATTAACTAATTAAATTAAATAACTATGTCACAAGAAACATTAACTAAAAAAAGATTTGTAATTTCAAAATCACTAATTGGAAAAAATGTATTAATAACTTTCACAAACAAAAAAGGTGAAACATATACTTATGACCA